CGCGTGTAATCTCTAACGAGGGTATTGACGCCTTCGTTGGGGACCGTGCGTTCGTAAACTGGTCGGGAGATATGGTAATCAAGACAGGACCTGTAACGGTTTCCCACTGTGCACCAGATGGTAAATCGTTTTCGTTGGACGTTGAGCCAACGACCCTAGATACTTTCACTAAGTATTCTTGGGCAGTCTCCTGGTTGAGAACCTTATGGAAGGACTTCCGAACTAAAGGTTCTCTCTCCAAGTCAGGACAGCAACTTTGGAGTGTTTTCTCTTTCGTATTTAGAGATCCTCAGATTCTGAACCCTAAACCAGGTTCAGTCTCAACCCTAGCTTTAGGGCGATTATCTCTAAAATACGGAGAACCTGTTCAAAAAGTTCGTTGGTTTGCAATAGTCGACTATTGGAGCCAATCTTCCTTGCTTCCTCTCCACAATTACTTGTTTGACGTGTTACGAACGTTTCCAGCTGATGGGACTTTCGATCATGGTCTTTGTGCTAAGCGTTTGGGAACGTTTGGTCCACGGTATTGGTGTTTTGATCTTAAGGCCGCCACGGACCTTATTCCAATTCAACTATACCATGTTGTCCTTAGTCGTTTTGTTGACCCCTTACAAGCGACTGCTTGGGTTCGCCTCTTGACGGGACGTCCCTTTGTTTTGAAACAAGGCTCAACACCAAAAACCATGTGGAAATACCACACTGGGGATCACGACTCGTCACGTATCCTTGATGTCGGCATCTATGGTAGAGGGCAGCCTATGGGAGCACTCTCTTCCTGGGCTATGCTCGCCTTAGTTCATCATCTGGTGATTTTATTTGCGGCGTATAGGGTGCTGGGGACAGTCTTTGAATTTTCTTCCTATGGCGTCGTCGGGGATGACGGGGTCATAGCGCAGAATGAAGCGGTCGCTAAAGAGTATAACACGGTGTGTGAAAAAACTCTCAGTGGCCCGTTCACCTGCCAAAGACTATGTTTCTAGTAATGGATTCTTCCATTTCGTGGAACGCGCGTTTATGAAGTGTGGAGTTGAGATATCCCCTATGTCTCTTAGAGAAGAAGTGAACGTAAACACGCTCCAGGACCGATTGATGTTTCTTAATCGTGCGCTGGATCGTTCATATTTTACTCTAGGAGGGAATGCCCTTACTTCTTTGGTCTCACGAGCGGTGTCGCCGCCGATCAGTGAGACACTACGTTCGAATCACTTCGTACGTGGTTTGGTGGATGATGCTAGCAGGCAAGTTGCTCCATTAATCCTCCATCCAAGAAGTTTGTTTAAAACGCACTTCAGGGCTGAAAGACCGACAGTATTAGATTGGATCCGCGCGCTACCTTTTCAGGCAGACGCGGTAGCCCAATTCTTCTATCGAGGAGTACTTGCGGGGAGTGCTAGCATGCGCGACGCGGGGTGGACGCGTAGCGACTTGACTAATCTTCATAGCCAAATACAACTTAATGTAGATTCGGCGGTTTCCCGTCTAAATGCTACATTGAAGAACTTGAAGTCAACGTACGACGTGTACATTGATCCAGTTCTAGCAGGACACACGAGGTATCCCACGTTTGTTTTGCTTTGGCTAGGAAAATTAGCAACAGCTCACGAAAGTTACTTAGCGTCGGGTAATGCAACGTTCAATAACATCATGCTTATTCATGAGCTGCTCGCCTTCAACCTAAAGATCTATCCAGGATCTAAAGGTCTCGGACTTCCGCTGGAGGGGGTCCCAGCGGCGACTAGTCTCTTGAATGCCGTGTTTGATGCTGTAGATGAACAAACTCCTTCAGCCGACCTTGCCAACCAGGTCGGGAAAGTTAAACCGAAAGATAGATATGTAAGAGAATTACACAAATTGTGGACAGTTCTCGGCAGGGCTCCAGCCTCAAGGGGTCCACCCTTTCCTGGTGTAGGGAAAGATTTGGATTTGTTCTAATACACACTAACTCCCGGAGTGGTCCGAAGGATTGTCG